AGCTCGCGGACGATGATCGCTGAATCTTCTGGAAGGAGGCGCACGTCGCGGTTTGGACCGGCTGCATGACGGACAGCGCGAACTCCGGGACTCAGATATTCGACCGAAGGCGTGGCAGGTGCGGCAGGTGCACCGGTCGTTGTTGTCGTCGGCGTGGCGGTTGCGCCGAACACCGTCGGCATCGCACCGACCATAACGGCTTTGAACATATCTCCAACGCCGCTGCTTGAAGTCGTTGGAGCCGGAAGATCCCGGACAGTGATCGATTGGTCCTCCGGAAGAACACCAACCGGAGTGGGCACAGCATTTGTGGTCACGCCAAGAGCAGCCGGGTTGTTGGTCGGTATGACGAGATTACCAGATGCGTCCAGTTGGGCCGGTCTGAACGTCTTGGTCTTTGGGTCGGGAATGACGAGCTGAAGATCTTTGTCTTTGTCAGTAATCAACTTTCTGAGCACGCTGTTGTAGGTGTCCGTCTCTACCTTGAGCCGCTTCGGATTGTTCGGATCAGCCCATGTATCCTCGAGTTCCTTCATCGAGCCGGGCCAGAGGCCGTTGAACCACATTGATTTTCTGTCGGCCTCCTTTTGTGCGGCAAGATTAGTCTCCAAGGCAGAGTCGTACGCGGCCTTGTACCTGGCTGCGGCGGCTTGTGCCGCGGCGTTGACTGAGGAAATCCTGATTTTCTCCGGATCAGCTTCGTAAAGCTTGAGCTGCCGGTCGATCTGGCTCTGCCGGACTTTCTCGGCATCCTGTCTGGCCTCAAACTCCCGTTCCCTGAACAACCGGTTGTAGTCCTGATTCGCCCTGGCTTCTTCCAACTGCTCCTGGGCAAGCTGCGACTGAGCGCCGATCTGCGCCCGTGCTATGGAGCCTGCAGCAGCCCTGGCCGCCGCTTCACGATCCGCCTGGCGCTGCGCGAATTCGCGCGTGAACAGGGCGTCGATCGCCGGATGCGTGCTGGCGAAGGGTTGAATGTCGTAGGCTGCCATAGATCAATTCCGCGCTGTTGGCGTCGGCGATGTCCACGGATTTTGGATTGTGTATGGGCTTCGGGTGCCGTACATCCTCGCAAAATAAGCGAGCATGTCTCCGTATCCCCCACCCCCACCTCCACCACCGACGTACGGCCTGCTGTCGTACTCGTAGCCTGGAATGCTCAAATCTTCAGCGTTGGCCCTGTCTGCCGCAGCAGACGACATCCACTTGCCGGCGCCCTTTGTTCCGGCAGGACCGCCTCCGGCAACGCCCATACCGCCCAGCATGCCGCTGCCGTACGCGCGCTCGTAGAGATCCAGGACGTCAGAGACTTCGTTGTAGATGCCGGACTGGACTTCGTTGAACCCGCGCGCGATGCGTTCCGCGCGGCCCGGCTGCCGGTAATACGCACGGTTGAGGTCCTCCTGGCCGGCCACGTCCTTGAGCAGGCCGAGATTCGCCGCGACATCCGATCGGGCCAGGCGGGTAGGTTCGAGATAACGCAAGGCCGGAATGTCCAACTGCCGGTACTGTTCGCCGCTGCCGATGATTCCGAGCCGGTTCAGGAGGTTCTGTTGTTCCAGATTCCCGGCCGTTCCGTAGGCGGCTGTCGAATATCCGAGAAGGTTCGGGACGGCCTGGGATGCCAATGCTTGGAGAGTACGGTCCTGGAGGAGTTGATCGTAAGTTCCGGTCCCCTGGTTGCCGTATCCGGCGCGCGCCTGAGCCGCCTTGCGTTGCCGAACCAATTCGTTCAGGGCAGGATTGATCAGAAAGTTTCCCAGCGCGTCCTGGTTCAGATGCAGAATGTCGGCGTAGGACTTGGTTGGGTCGTAAGCGCCGGTCGCGTACTGGTTCAGAAAGTTCAGGTTGCCGGAAGCGATCCGCCGGGCTTCAGGAGTATTCGCTGCGTAGGCGGCCAGGTAATCCGATTTGCCGGCAGGTGAAGCGCCGACATCGTACTCGTTCCAGATGTTGTTGAGCCTGGCCTGTCGCGACGGATCGACGGTCGTGTAGCGAATGTCCGGACGATCCGATCTGAAGGCGCCAGCGATTGCACCAGGGATGCTATTACCAGGCATGATCAATCCTTACGCTTTAAGTTGCGGTGCCGCAATGGGTTTTTTCACGAACCAAGACAGGCACTCGCAGAGGACCGGCTTCAAACTCTCCTTCTCGCAGAACTTCGTCACCGCAGTTTGGACCCCGCATTTGAAGTGCGGATCATCCCTGTCGTAATAATCGTGCCCTCCAAAGATCGCGCCTGGCTTCACTTTCGGCCACCAAAGGCGGATGTCCCGGGTGATGTTTTCAAGGTTGTGATTGGCGTCCAGATACACGAAATCCAGCGATTCGGCGGCGAACATCCTGGAGGCCTGCTCGGAGGTTTCGCTTATGAAGAACTTGTTCTGGTAGGGCTGGAGTCTTGCCACAGCCAGACGCCTGGCCTCCTCGTAATCGACCATGTTGGTGCAGTCGGTATAGACATCATCGGGCCACCGGACGTATGGATCGACCAGGAACAATCGGGCGCACTGCCATCGCTGAAGGATCTTTTCAGCGTTCTCCCCATAGAGCACCCCAATCTCTGCTCCGTCGCCATGCAGTTCCATTGAATTGAGCAGGTCACCGATCTGGTCCCGGTGCGTTATGTCCATCATGGCGGAACGTCTCTGGCGGCCAGCAAAGCCTCGGCCAGAAGATTCTTCAGCCGGTCGTAGGACAGCTTCTGCCGCTCGTTGAAATCCAGCACGGCCTTCTGCATCTCCGGGAACCGCGCGAACGGCGTCACGTCAATGAGCGGGGCGTCTCCCAACGAAAGGCTTTTCAGCGCTTCGCTGCGGCGTGCGATTCGGACAACGTCAGCGGCGGTGGCCATTAGTATCCTCCGCGTATTCTACGGAGTCGGGGATTTTTTCTTTTGGCTGAGGCGCTGGCCTTCCGACCCGAAGAAGCCAAGATGGCTCCAGCGCGTTTGGTTGAGATTCCTTGCTTCTTGGCAATATCGGAGGCGACCGCCCTGAAACCGGGATGGGAGTTCTTTTTCATTCAGTCTTGACAGTGGGCCAATCGTACGATGAGATCAAGCCACATCGTTTAAGGCCGATGATTCGAACAAACATACTTTGCTCCTTCGTCCGTCTGGGTCGGGTCTCCAGACTCCACCGCCTTAACTTTCGGGGGAAGGAGCGCTTTCAAGGTTGAGCTATGAAACCAGTAATCATTGGAGCAATTGGAGGGACCACGCCAACGGACGGTGCGAACCGGCTAATCAATTTGAGCGAACCATACATCGCTGAAGTGCAGCTAAAAGGCATCGCGGATCTTTTGTTTCACCGATGGAATTGCGAGGCCGTGGCAGAGAAGGCGGCATCCAAGAAAGGATCAAAGCAGAGAAAAACTGACGATTTGGAAACGTTCGTTTATCGCAATGAACAAGGACTTCTCTGTCTTCCTCACACTTACTTGCGATCATCCATCGTGAATGCGTCCAAGTTCAGGCAAGACCCGCGTAGCACTCGAAAAAGCGCGATGGATCTTTTCAAGGCGGCAATTGTTGTTTCGCCTCCGTTGGCAACACTTGGAGTGAAGGACTGGGATTATGAACATAGATGCCGCGTAACGATTCAGCGCAGTTCGATTACGCGATGCTTCCCAGCCATGCGAGCAGGGTGGACAGTGACGTTTCACGTTCAGGTCAATTTACCGGAGTACGTCGATGCAGATGCTTTGTTGGAAACGGTAGCGATGGCTGGAAGGCTAATCGGGTTCGGTGATTTCAGGCCGACCTATGGAAGATTTGCGGTTGTGGGTTTCAAAATCCTGACCGCTTAATGTGCTGGGCTGGGATCGGTCTTGTTCTGCTGCGATTAGATCGGTCTTTGATGTGATGTGTTCGGGTGGATTACGTTGGGATGGGCTGGATTTTTGCTTGGCTCTGATAGGATATGCTGTGCTGGGCTTCCGTCTGATCACTGTTCAGCCTTGGCAATATCCAACCCAATCATCGAAAAACAGGCGCCACCGCCGCGGCCTCTAATTGCCAAACGATAGCTGAGAAACCTACCGCGCACGGCGGCATTGAAATAACCGGGCATCGAAGCCCGCGTGTTATTCGCGTCGTGCTGGGCTTCCGAAAATTCCGTGAGGCATCTGAGCGGGACCCCATTATCCGTCGTCATGTCCGGATTGACGATTCGAAGGTTCTTGAAGCGCATGCAGGAGGCCTCCGCTCCGTATCCAAGCCATCCGAGCAGTGTGCTCGGCGTGGTCTGAGGTTCGGCCTTGTACTCGACCTTCAGCCCTTTGCATACTTTCTCCTGATCGAGCCCGACGTTCTCGGCGCCGCTCTGAAGTATCGTGTCGTACGGGTTCAGGACGTAGAGCGAATTCTCAATCATCTCCCGGTAATAAAGCCCGTCGGCGTATTCCTTCAGCGCCCGATCCACAGCGCTGGCCATGACGAATCGCTTGATCCCGACGCAGCCTTTGCAAAAATCCTCCGGGTATTTGTTGGCCAGTACCGCGCAGAGTGATTCCGGACTTGCCGGCAGATCGGGATTCTCAGTCTCGTTCCAGATGCTCGTCGGGCTGGACGTGGGCTCCACGTCATCAGACGCCGGGTCGCCTTCCTTGATCGTCGGCGGCATTTCGCTGCGGTCGCAGACACCGAGTTCAACCAGCCAATCAGCAACGGTCGGGAGCCGGTCAGATTCATAAACGCAGAACGCGGTGAAGCCGTGATCCACCAGGTCCGCTGCCTCCTGCCCGCGCGTCAGGTTGAAAACCACGGACACGTTCGGGCAGAGGTTTTCATCGGTCGGCCACGAAAACCAAAGCTCTTTCAGGATCGCGTTGTAGCCGCCGGTGACCAGATCGCACTGGTCGTTGTTCAGGATACCGTAGGTCGTTTCGAACTGGTCGATGCCCTCGAAGATCAGCTTGCTGGTGGCGCGCATCCAGGGGACTTCAATCGGGTTGGCGTCGGACAGCGTCATCAGCATCAGCTTGTCGGCGGACAGATAGAAATGCTCGGTGCCGGTGTTGACCAAGCTGAACTTGTATTTCAGGGCGTCCTGCCCGCGATAGATCTGCTCGAAGTTGAACGTCTCGCCGGTGGAAACCAGGGAGCCGCGGTGAATCGCCTGGTCGGAGTAGAGATAGATGTAATCCCCCAGCACTTCCATGCGGAGAATGCGTTCTCCCGATCCGATGTCCTGGAATCCGGCCAAAGAATCGGTTGTCGGAATGAAGCTGATCGCATTCTTGAAATCGCTCCAGATGACCCGGTGCGGGAAATAAGCCCCGTCCTGCTCAACGTCGGCCAGAAACATGAAGCCCTTGAACTCGCACACGCATCCGACCTTGGTCACGTTCAGGTCCTGCAGGTCAGGGATCGGTCGCGCGCTCCACAGATCGCAATTGCTTCCGTCTCCAGGTTGCGCCGAATCGTCGAAATACCAATACAACGGCGGATCGAATTCGTTAGTGAACACCATGATCGAATCCAGCTGCGCGGAGAGAAACCGGCGCTGGGAGCAGCCCGCGCAATCCAACGCCGGATCCACTGTTCCCCCCAACCCGTCGGCCAGGATCCGCCAGTTGCCCGTGCGCTCGTTCAGCGCGTACAAGCGGCTCTTGGTTCCAGCCAACAGCTTGCGGAAATTTCGCGGGCTCCTGAACTCGGCGAGGTAAGTGATGGCTTCACGGCAGCCAGAGCGCAAGAGCGGGACATCACCGCAGTAATCGGAGGTGTAACCGAAGACTGGATCGTAAATGCCCACGTAGGGCCCGTACGGATACCCTGGCAGATCATAGCCCGGGGCCCCCATGTGGCACATGGTCCTGTAGTACGCGAACGGCGGGCCTGGGTAGAAGAAGTAGGCCCAGCAGGCGTTAGGGGTAAATCCAAGGTTGTATCCGCCCGTGTACGGGTTCCCGAGATGATTCAGGCTGTCCGCAGAGAACAGGCTGAAGCCAGCGTGATATCCGGTTGGATGATAGTACGAGTAGGCGTAATGGTCGAACTGCCCACCGCCGCTGAGGAAGGCTGAATACCCCAAATAATATTCCTGAAGGTCGATCAGCTGATCGTGCAGGTCCCAATTGTTCGAGCCGTAATCGGTGAAGAGTTTAGTCCATCCGCCACGCCGGCATCTTCGTCCGATCGCGCGAACTGACGCGTTCTTAACGAGGACGAAACTGCCCGCCGAAACGTCGTCCGGAAGTGACCGTACATCGAACAGGCCCGAAAGGGGTCGTACGGGGACTAGCCTGTATTGGGATGGCATCGCACGCGGATCAGGTTTTTATGTAGGCGACCAGTGCGATGAACGGCGGGAGATTGTTATGCGCATTGTTGGCCGTGCCAGTTCCAAGCGGGATGTCCGTGTTGGTTATGTCTGCGCCGTCATGGACGTGCCCGCCGATTTGCACTCCGTTGAGCGTAAGGTCATGCAGGTTTTCGGTGGAGTTCCCGCCGTCGCATTTGTTCATATTCGCGCTGGTCACAGTCAGCGTGCCAGGCCGGGCTTCGAGTGAAGTCAGGATGTGCGTTTCCTCTCCGCCAGTGTCGCCGACGTTCTGAGTACTTTTTTTGCCGACGATGAATTTACCTTCGATGTTCGGCACGTTGAACGTGGTTACACCGTCGCCGGCGCCGAATGTCGTTCCGATGACTGAAAACAGAACAGGGTTTTCCGCCCTGGAAACCGGCTGACCGTTGCATTGAAACCAGCCGGTTGGAGTAACCGTGCTGGCCCGCCAGAGAACCATTCCGGCGGGAATTATCTGCGCGTCTTGTTTGAACGCGTCCGACAACGTGCCGTCTGGATTCAGCATCCAAGTAAAGAAATCACAGAGCGTCTTCGGCATCTTCAGGAAGACGGCCAGAAGGCGGTCGCAGAGGCTCGAAGTTCCCGAAGGGACCAGGGCGCAGAACTCGGTTGGTTTGAGCGGGCTCGGCATATCAGTTCGTTGTCACGCTGTTCCCGGCGATAATCAATGCGGATTTGTCCGCAGTACCTTGGCCGCTAGGACCTGCGGCTGTTCCGCCGGAGGTATCAATCGTCGCCGATGTCACTCCGCTGGCGATGCCGCGAGCAAGGATGTGATTCACGGACGCTGCGCTCAGGGCGTTGTTGTCGAAGGAGTACGTTCGACCGTTCGACATGATGAAGCTGGCGAGATTCACGGTGACGAGCGCTCCGTTGGGGAACGGACCAGGGCAATCGATGTTTCCACCGACAAAGGTCAACACCGGCGCGCTGAGCGTGACCATGTTGGGTATCAACTGAAGGTTGAAATCACCGACCAGGATGGCGGTCAGCGAGGGCAGGATGGCTGAGGGCATGGCTGACTGGGCCAAGCTGAACTCGAGATCGACTTTGATCAGGCTGTTCAGATTGAACGAGCCAAGCGTCGTCATTCCGTCGAGGAATACGTTTCCGCGAAAACGGAGCATACCGCGCAGATCCAGCGATGTGACGGCCGGCGGGTTATCCGCACCGAAATCTCCGAACGCCATCATCCAGGTCGGATGACTCACAGCGCCGGTCTCGAGGAAGAACATATCCTTGACCGCGCAGCCTTCGTTCGAAAACTCTGATTCAACATCGCCCGTGACGCCGCGGACTTTGTAGCAAAAGATGTCCATGCTCGCCATCGGTGTGGTGTCCGTGAAAGTCGTGAGGTTTCCAGCAACCGAACCCACCATCGCGAATGCCGCGCCGTTGACGCTCCGCCAGATCTCGTAAGTCTCCGGTTCCGTTCCTTCCGGCGCCCAGTTGATGATTTTGTTGCTGGACTCCGAATTGATGTCCATTGTCATCACCGGGGCATCCAGCTCCACCGGAGCGGTAGCGCTCGATGTCGCGCAGGACTCGCCAATCTGCGTCGGATAATTGTTGTCCGGATAAATCTGCACCAGCTCGGACAGGTCAAGGCCTTCCACGCAAATCCTGGTTGCGCGCGGCTTCAGGTCTTGTTCCTCGCGGAAGATGATGTCCCCGGCCTTCATCCGGTAATCGGCGTAAAGCTTGTCGGCAGTTGCCTGGTCTTTGTCCACGCGCCGGGCGACTTCGCTCTCCACGTAGCAGGCCA